TTTTAGTAGAGACACTACGCCAAGCGTAGGATCATCGCCAATAGATTTCTCATTTAATCCATTTGTTGATAGTTTACCTTATGAACCAGTAGAGATTGATCCAATGCCTGAACCAGTAGATGTACCGGTTGATCCAATGCCAACTTACACAATTCCAGAACTTCCAGTTGTATCTTTACAAGACAATTCAACAGGCCCAGTTGATATGCCATTTATTCCAAATGAACCATTAATACCATCCGTGTCAATGCAAGATTATAACGATCAATTAATAAGAGAAATTTTAGATCCAGTTTCAACATCGCTACCAACATCAAACTTTGGTGGTTATGATAGTGTTAGAGGCTTTCTAAGATAATGGCATCACAAGAAGAGATCTTAAAATCCAACGAAGCTGAATTAATCTTAAACAGCGAAACATTCAAAAACGCTATAGAACATCTCAAAGACGAATATGTTAATCTTTGGTTATTAAGCAAACCAGAAGAAGTAACCAACAGAGAATCACTCCACAAAGCAATCAAATTACTCCCCGAAGTAGAAAAACATCTACGCATCATTATAGAGAAAGGAAAAATCACAAAATCACAACTTAGCAGATTACACAAAGTTGTGTAAAAAATGTGCTAATTTTGTGTAAATACTGTTAAAATAACCTTTTACATTTTAGGAACTTATCATGGCAACAACGGAAAAACCGACTGCTTTACAATCCAACATGGAAAAAGCAGCTCATTCAATGGAAGCTCTACTGACTCCTCAAGAGGAAGTACCAGTAGAACCCCAAGAAGAAGCAGCAGTAGAAATTACTGAGGAAGAAATCGACCAAGAGATCGAAGAATTGATTGAGGAAGAACAAACCGAAGATGATGACTACGAAGAAGAAGAACAGTCAGAGGAAGATCAAGTAGAAAACTTGGAGTCCGAAGAACCTCAACTCTACACCATTAGTGTTAATGGCGAAGATAAAGAAGTTACCCTCGAAGAACTCCAAAGTGGTTACAGTCGTCAGCAAGACTATACGCGCAAAACGCAAGAATTGGCTCAACAAAGAAAAACGATTGAGAACCAACAACAAGAGTTAGCGCAAAAAGACGCAATTTATTCTCAGTTGCTACCGAAGTTAGAGGCAACATTGAAGGGTGAGTTAGCTAATGAACCAGATTGGAACGCTTTATACGAAGCAGATCCTATTGCTTATGTCCGAGAGAAGGACATTTGGAATGAGAAGAAGCAAAAGTTGCAATCCGTACAAGCTGAACAACAAAGGACTCAACAAGAGGCCCAAGTTGAACGGCAAAAGAAACTCGCAGAGTTTGTTGATTACGGAAACCAACAGTTGCTACAACAAATTCCAGAATGGCAGAATAACGAAGTAGCTGGTAAAGAAAAACTAGCAATTCGTGATTACGGGATTAATGTCTTAGGCTATACGCCTCAAGAGATGGACTCAGTATATGATTATCGAGTTTTACTCGGTTTAAGAAATGCTTGGTTACAACAAAAGACAGTAGAAGCGACCAAGAAAAAGCCAACTGAAAAGAAGGCGGTGGCTCGGACAGCAAGACCTGGCACTTCAAACGTACCAAAAACTTCAACACCTGTGAAAAAAGCGCGTCAAAAATTAGCTAAATCTGGAAAAGTCCAGGATGCAGCTAAACTATTTGAACAAATAATTTAAACTTTTTAATATAGGTAAAATATCATGGCAAAAGTAACAAACGCTTTTGATACATATACAGCAACCTCTGATAGAGAACAGTTAAGTAATATTATTTACAACATCTCTCCTCAGACAACTCCGTTTATGTCATCAATCGGAAAAAACTCAATCAAGAACGTAGTTTTTGATTGGCAAACTGAATCTCTACCAACACCAGTTGGTACTGGAAATCTTGAAGGTTTTGAACTCTCAAGAGCAGCATCAACTGCTACTGTTAGAAATAGCAACGTAGCAATGATCTCCAAAAGAGATGCAACTGTAACTGGCTCTCAACAAGCTAGTGATCCAGCAGGTAAAAAGTCAGAAATGGCTCATCAACTTGCTATTATGTCTAAAGCACTTAAAAGAGATATGGAAACAGCTCTCTGTCAAAAAGGTGGAAAAACAACTGGTAATGCGACAACTGCTCGTTTAACTGGTGGTTTTGAGTCTTGGGTGAAAACCAATGTTGGTAACGCAGCAGGATCAACACCTACTGGTGGTGGAACAGCTCCAACAGACGGAACTCAAAGAGCTTTAACTGAAGCACTTTTAAAGGCTCAATTACAGTCTTGTTTCTCTAGTGGTGGAGAGCCTTCAATGGCAATCTGTGGGCCTGTTAATAAAGGAAAAATCTCAGGTTTTACTGGTAGAAGTTCAGCTCGTCAAATGATTGACGCTACTACTGTAGAAGCTAGTGTTTCTATTTATTCTTCAGACTTTGGAGAACTAAAAATCGTTCCATCTAACTTTAGTAGAGAAAGATCACTATTATTAGTAGATCCAGACTTTGCAAAAGTTTCTTACCTAAGAGACTTTGAAGCAGTCGACATTGCCACCATTGGTGATGCTGTTACTAAAATGATAGTCGTTGAATACGGACTTGAAGTGAGCAACGAAGCTGCTCATGGAGCAGTCGTTGATTTAACAACTACATAAGTTAGTTAGATTTAGGGTGGTGTAAAAGCCACCCGCCTTTTTATTTATGCCGATAAAACGAACTGTTACCGATCACACAACTGGCTACAAGTCAGAGTTCATCACCGAAGATGACAAGCTCGTTTATCACACTACCCAAGACGTTAATCCCGTCATTGACCACGTTAAGAAACTTAGAGATAATACAATTAAGCCTGGAAAGGATATGCGACACATCGCTGAAGTTCCAATGGTTGTTTATCAAAGAGCAGTCCGAGAAGGCTGGGATAGAGATAGAACAGCGTGGAAGAAATGGTTAAACAATCCAGATAACAACGTATTTAGAACATGGCAAGGTAAAGTATGACTTATGCAGAATTAAAAACTAATATCGCAAATTACTTAAATCGTTCAGATTTAACTTCATACATTGATACCTTTATTGACAGCACCGAAGCTGAACTCAATAGAAGATTACGCACAAAAGAAATGATTAAAAGAGCTACTGCAACAGCAGATAGCCAATATTTAACTGTACCGACAGATTGGCAAGAGGCCATCAACATAGAAATTACATCTAATAACTTTTCACCATTGTTTCAACAATCCATAGAAAGTTTAGACATTTATAGAAAAGCAAATAACAATGCAGTTGGTCAACCTGTTTATTATGCAATGGTAGATGACTCAATAGAATTAGCACCAACTCCTGACAGTTCTTATACCCTACAGCTCACTTACTATGCTAAAATAAATGCGTTAAGTGATTCTAATACGACTAACTTTGTTTCAACGGATCATCCAGACGTTTATTTATATGGTGCATTAAAACACGCCAGTATATTTTTAATGGAAGATGAAAGAATCCCTTTATTTACCAATCAATTTGAGAAGGCATTAGAGGAAATAAGATTAGAACAAGAAAAGGCTGCATTTGGAAAAGGATCTTTAATGCAGAGAAGAAAAACTTACGGCAAGACTGGTAAAAGAACTTATTACTGGGCGAACAATTAATTAGGAGAATAGAATGGCAGGATTTAGTGATTATTTAGAAGATAAAGTTTTAGATCATGTATTTGGTGGTACTGCTTATACAGCAGCATCAACTTTATATGTTGGTTTATATACATCAGCACCTTCCGATACAGGCGGTGGCACAGAGTGTTCTGGTGGTTCTTACGCCAGGAAAAGTATGCCAGCTATGACTGTATCAGGAACTTCTCCAACAACAGCAACCAATGGCGCAGCAGTAGAATTTGTAACTGCTACTGGTTCATGGGGAACTGTAACTCATGTTGGAGTTTTTGACGCAGCATCTAGTGGGAACTTACTTGCTTGGGCCGCTTTGACAACATCAAAAGCAGTAACAAGTGGTGATGTTTTCAGATTCAATGCTGGCGAACTAGACATTACTTTAGCTTAATAACATGGCCTCAGTAGGCTATGGCGCATATAACTACGGGATAGCTGCATTTGGCAATCCTCAATATGAAGTTGCATCCGCAACAATAGCTCAAACATCAGGTGTAACTGCCTCATCTAGCGTTCTTCTTGGTGCGTCTGCAACATCAGCACAAACAAGCGCATTTACTTCTGCTGGTACTTTAGTATTACTTGGCCAATCAACATCTGCTCAAACAAGTGGGTTTAGTGCAGCAGGTCAAATTGTTACTCTTGGTTCAGCCACATCAGCGCAAACATCAGGCTTTAGTGCTACAGCGCAATTAATTGACCTGGCATCAGCTACCATAGAACAAACCTCTGGGTTTAGTGCAACGGGTGGTATCTTACATTTAGGAGCATCAACGATTGCTCAAACCTCTGGCATGACAAGTGCTGGAGAAATAGTAAAAGACGGATCAGCAACCCTAGCTCAGACAAGTGGATTTAGTGCTGATTGTGTTTTAATCCATTTAGGATCGTCAACTATAGCTGAAACTTCTGGTATGAGTGGTGTTCCAGTATTCTCATTGGCTGGTTTTGCGACCATTGCACAAACAAGTGCATTTAGTGCTAATGCAAATAAAACGCATGGCGGGGTTTCCACGATAGCAGAAACAAGTGGTTTTTCTGCGATAGGTGGTTTAAAATGGAATGACCAGACTGTAGCGACTACGACTTATACAACGCAAACTCCAGCTACAACAACTTGGTCAAATCAGACACCATCAACAACGAATTGGACTGATATAGCAGCTTAAAACAGGTAATTTTTTATGGCAGATACATTTACAACAAACTTAAACATGACCAAACCAGAGGTCGGTGCATCTACCGATACCTGGGGAACAAAACTGAACGCAGATTTAGATACCCTTGATGCAATTTTTGGTGCAGGTGGTACAGCAGTCAGCATGGGAACTTTAACCATTGGTGTTAAGGCCCTTCTTCCAGACGGAACTGCTGCAGCTCCATCATTAACAAATACTGGTGATACTAACTGTGGTTTATATTTTAGCGCAGCAGATACATTGGCATTTACAGCAGGTGGAACTGGTCAAGTAACTTTTGCAGACGGAGTCATTGCGCCAATTACAACCAATGATGTTGACTTAGGTACAGCTTCATTAGAATTTAAAAATGCTTACTTTGACGGAACTGTAACCTCAGATGCTTTTGCAGGCCCATTAACAGGAAATGTTACTGGTAACTGTTCAGGATCTTCAGGCTCTACTACAGGAAATGCAGCCACAGCCACAGCACTTGCAACTGCAAGAACTATCGGTGGCGTAAGTTTTGATGGAACAGCAAACATTACACCAACAACTTTTGCAACAGCATCTTTTTCTGGTGTAGTTACTGCATCAACTTCAGCAAACATTACTCAAGTAGCATTAACTTCAAGCAGCAATGCAGTAGCTTGGGATGCACAAGCAGCAGCAAACGCCTATCACGTTACTACAGAGAACACGACTTTCTCAGCACCAAGTAATGCAGTAGAAGGAGCAATTATCTCGGTTGAGATAGCTCAAGGTGGAACTGCAAGAACGATAGCGTTCAATACAATTTTTGAATTTGCAGGGAGTTCAGCTCCTACGATTACAGCTACCGCAAACAAAACTGACATCTTTAGTTTTAGATACAACGGATCAGTCTGGCAAGAAATCGGTAGAGTCCAAAACCTAGCACAAACCTAATATGGAAACCCTGCAACGAATGGCTA